AAGTCTGTTAATAACGACCTACCTGATTACGTCATCACAAGCATATATCCTTTGGATCTTGCCGGTGGTGACGGCCTACGGTTATTTGGCGGGTTTAATCGCCACGACCAGCTGGTATGTGTTGCATCAATTCTCCTCGTCTCAGGGCAAGTTGAGTTCTCTTCGCACGCCTTCTACTTCCTACGTGCAATAGCACGCGGAGTAAGCGGCTCGCTAGAGTTCGAAGCTTGTTTTACTGATGAGGGAATAAGTTTGTAACATTGTGTCTAGTTACCGGTGCTAGATGAGGTATAGCCTATGAGTTCGTCTTCCAGAACCGAGAGAGTTCGCTTTCAGACTAAGTTTCGACAAACCATCAACGATGTCGATGCTGTCCCGAATTATTCGGAAACAGACAGGTCCTCGTCGGTGATTGTCGACAACACGTTCTCGAATAGCGGTGCTGATCTCAGTAATTGGAGGGCCCTCATAGATGCGGGTGGTAGCGCTACAAACCCTGCGACTGCTTCGCGGACCGTTCCTACAAGGACTCCCTTCAAGGCTTCTATACGTATCAAACGTAAAAGAGTCCAAGGGAACCCTCCTGGTAGAATCGTTTATCGCGAGGAATTCACAGAGCATTCGAAGTGCTACAATTCGCTAGTCGCACCTACTGCAGGGACTCATATCCCTGAAGCAAGTGCTGACGCTGTACGAGCGTTTGTTCGTGAGGTCAACAATCGACTTTCACCCATGCAAATGGGTGTTACCTTTGGTGAACTCAACGAAACACTCGGGCTTATACGCAGGCCTGGCCAAGCTATCGTCTCTCGCATGCGCACGTACCTCACTCAGGTTAAGAGAGACCTGAGAAGGAATAAACACGTGAGTAAACGCAAGAAAAACGAAATCGTGGCCAACACCTGGTTAGAGTACGCATTCGGTTGGACCCCTCTCATTAACGATGCGAAGGATGCGGGTACCGCTGCCGCGAAAGTGGCAGCTGGTATACCGAACCTTCTCGTCCGAAAGCGGGGTACTGCGGAAAAATCTGTTACAGGGAATCGCCTTGCGCTTGGGATGTCTCCTGCTGGCTCTATCACATTTGATATTACCACTAAGACGTCAACTAAATGTTACGTCTATGGGAAGATCAGACATGATCTAGGGCAGCCGGGGGACTTTCCTACAGCGTTTGGGCTTACTCCTTCTAACATTCTTCCTACCGTCTGGGAACTCGTGCCTTGGTCGTTCGCG